GGACGACATAAAGAAGTTCCTTCAAAAACATCCAGAATATAAAAGATAAAGGTGAATTATGGCAAAAATTTATGGTTTTAGAAAGTTCAATTACCCAGTAACTGAACGCGTTATTTTAAATGCTAAACCTACTGTCACCAATGCTGCTGGTCCATCGAATAACCGTGGTTATACTGAAATCATGGGCCTTGGCGGTTTAGACGTAGGTTGCATTATTGATTGTACTGCAAATGCTGGTACTGTACTTGCCGAAAAGCCCAGTACATTAGATGCAGATCACCAGTACTATTTACTTGCCGAAGTGCCTGTACCCGCAGATGATTCAGATTTTCAATTTGTAGGTATTCCACTCGCAACTATGGCCGATATTAACAACTTGACTGAGCGTAGACCTCAACAAGATTGGGCGACTCAGTTCTACAATCTTAGAAAGGAAGGTGCTAAATAATGGCTATTATATTTAATATTAGTGAGGCTATTGCAAGTTCTGAATTTAATGTATTAGGTCTCAGTATTCCTATGTTACTTGAAAATCAAGTAGAAGAATTTGAAAAGGGCAGCAAGATTGATAAATTGTTTATTCATCAGTCATTAAGTGGCTACTCTCAAAGTTATCATACTTCGGTTGCTCACGGTGGTTTCCGTCCTTCTGAAGATATGGAAATTGCTAAGTTACATGACTGGGAAGATTCATATGGTAAGACCTTTACTGCACAGACTTGGAAAGATTCCTTTGCGATTTCTAAGGAAGCTCTCGAAGATAACAAAGACTTGGAAATCAATTCTAAAGTAAGAGAATTTGGTACTAACTATGCTAGAACGCGAGAACAGTATTGTGCTTCCACGGTATCTGGTGCATTAGCTGGTGTTCATACTTATGGCGGTAAGAAGTTTAAACTTGAATCCATTGACTCCATTGATGGTGAAATTGATGGTGCTAAACAGAAGTACTTCAACAGATACCACTACACTTCAGTTAAAGTTCCTGACAAAGATGACTTTGTTGAAATGAATGGTTACGAACCTTGGACAAATGCTGGTTCGGCAGATACTCAATATCCTGGTAATACTGTTCCTGCTGGTACTTATGCAACGGCACCTCAGAGTAACAAATTCCTTGTAACTGGTGGCGGTGGTACTAAATTTGATGATAAAGGTATTAACCTCGTTAAGGTAAATCCTGCTCGTGGTGATACTGCTGCAGCTATGGCTGTATATGACCAAATTCGTTTCACTCTTGATAAAATCAGAGAACATGGTAGATTGCATAGAGACTACGACGGTAGATTGGTTCCTTTGAATTATAGTCGTATTATTGTTCCTTCCAACTCTATGTTTAATAAAGCAATTCGTGCAGCTCTTGGCGCATCCTTGACAGAAGGTCCTTTTGAAGGTCCTCTTGCTGGTGACCAGTATGAAATGGTTGAATGGCCTTATTTAAATGGTTTACCTGGTTTCGGTTCCAAAGAACTTGGTTTCTTGGTAGTTGACCCTCAACGTAATAACTCCGAACTTGGCTTCACTCTTTGGGACAGAATTCCTCTTACCGTTAAATCTTACTTGCAAGATGGTAATGATACAATGGTTTGGTATGGTCGTGCAAGATTTAAGACTGATACCTGTGACCCTTATGCTGTATGCTACTGTGCAATGGGTTCGCTCGCAGATTTATCTGGTGAAGCATTCTCTGGTTCTAAAACAACCAAATATACTTCAACAAGTGCAGCTCAAAAAATTACTACCAGTAATGCAACATTTATTGATTTGACAGACTTCCAGGAATACATCAATCCTACAGTTCCTGCAAAATCTTAATTGGAGGTAGAGCAAGATGACATATAACGACGTTGTAAGGCGAGTATACGACATCTTGGCTATTCCTGAAAAAGAAGCAAAACGAGTGGGTTATGCGAATTCAATCCCCCGAGCTTTGAATGAAGCTTTCTTTCGTATAGCCCACAGTGTTTTGCCAAATTTGCGGGAATATACTGTTAAAATATCATGTGACAAACTTCCAGCAAGAGTGGATATGCCACCTGATTTTATTTCATTTGCTGATGAGCAAGATGCTTATTTAAACGGCAAAAATTTTATTTTGACAAATTTTATCGGTGAAAGAAGTGTGATTGTTACTGGTGACGAAGTAAAAACTACTGACAAAATTTATACATACACTTTTTTCTATAATGCAACATATCCAAAAATAGTAGATGAAGGAAACAATTTCGAAGTCTATCGTTTTAAAAAAGATAAAGAACTTGAGGTAAATCAAGAAGCTTTTGTTAAGGAATTCTGGCCAACAGATAACTCGCAGGAAAATGCTTGTTACGATATACCAGATGTTGCAGGAAATCTAGCACCGCATTATGTAGTCAGTCAAGTTTTAACACTGGATGATAAAGTACGGTCAATAACCGAGTTAAACCAGTTTGAAACATTGCTTGCTGCTGTAGATACTCATAGAAATGAGCGCCAGCGGCAATATCACTCAGTGAGAGGTTGGTACTAATGGCAATATTTAAAAGAGAACCTATTACGCATAAATTACCAACGTATTATGATGACCTTGAAGCTTTAGGCTATGTAAACCTAAATAATATTGAAGGTTTGAGAATATATGATAATCCTCTCGTTGCTGAACAAAACTCTACATATAGCTGTAAGAATGTATATAAGGACGAGCTTGGTAATTTAACAGTTCGTCCTTCTTTACAATTTAATAGAAAATCCATACCGTGCAAATGGTATTATATTTTTACAGATAATGACAAAACCGAATATCTGTTTATTAAAACTGATAAAACATTAGAATGCTATAAAGATAATACTCAGATAGCGTTAATTGATATACAAACTGGTACAAATGTTATTCCACAAGAATACTTTGCTACTGAAGCAAGCGTTGCAACAAATTCAATATATTTTTTAATCTCTGATTCTAGCGGATTTCTCGACTTTCTAAAATTCGATAGTGATTCTGGTTTTAACCATATCGAAGGTGAAATTCAAATAGTGGATGCGGATAGCCCAAAAATTTCCGCGTATAATATACTGAATAAGTATATGTACAATGAAGAATATCTTCCAGAAGATGTTAGAACTACTGAAGATTATAGCGTTACTGAGTACTTGAAAGAAACTATGCTAGATAAAACCACCAGTATTTTTGGTGGAGGTCGCGAATTCAGATGGCTGAGCGATTCAATATTTTTATTTATCGATTATAGTAGATGTAATATTGACGACCGTGTATTGACAGTCGGATTAACATTATACGTATATAAAAATGCTAAATGGACTAAAGCATACAATGAGCTGACATTCAATGCGGCTTATATTAACGAAGAATATAATTATACTACAAAAAATTATAAATCTGATAAATTTGGATATTGCTTTACATATACTATTACCGATTTATCTAATTCCACTTTCGATTTCTTTGCTTGGTGGAAAGGTAAATTTACGCTATACACACTAACAGTTGATATTATAGATGATATTGAATTTAGTGCCGCACTTATTACTGAGGGATATGTTTACGATAATGATGGCGATGAAAATAATAATGGTATAAATGCTTATTTCTGTATGCCGTTATATAACGACTACATATTAGCATTAACTAGTAATGTTACAAAAACACCAGTTTCAACGTCTGAAAGTGGTGGTATAACAACGGCTAGTTTATCAACAGGTAGTACTACAATATCTGGAACTACAAAAAATGTATATTCTACAGTAATATCAATATATAAACTGGATCGAACATCTACAGAAGACGGCGCACAATTGGCATTACAGCAAGCTATTACGCTCGGTGGTACTGCTGGAGGAGATATTCCAGCAACATCCGAAGGTAATCGATTCGCTTATCCGTATGTAGCTGCTGTAAATAAATCGTATGCTATACTGATATTTGAAGGCGCTACTAGTACTACCACAATTACACAGAATACATCAACTGAACCTATATTATCAAATATTAAAGCGCAATATCAAGTAGCGCTAGATTATTCATCATTATTATCTGGTGGGAGTGTTGCAAAAACATCGACTACTGGAGGTTTCGGTATGGCTAGTGGTACCAAAATATATCTTCGGTGGAATAACAGTTATTCTAGTGAGAAAACTCTTGCTATAGCAATGTGGATGGAATATGACGTCAAAACTTCAGGCGATGAATTATCTGTCGGCACAATCAACTGGGTTAAACGAGAAATTCATAGTACGTCATTAGGAGATTTTGATTTATCGGATGCAGCAAAATACAGTGTTGATAATTATTCTAACCCATATATTTCGGTCGCTAACACTGCTATCACAATGAAATATGGTGCAGATAGCAAGATATTTATCGTATGCAGTTTAAATTCTAATACTTTTATTCAGTATTCTAAAAATTTTGAATATACTGAAAAAGAAACAGGTGTTAATGAATTTAGTGCATTATCAGCTATGATAGTAAATGATGGCTTAACTATTGCTGTACATGATGGTAGTACGCTATTATTGGAACAGCGAGTAGTTATCCCGCGAAAAATTTTGAATGTTCGCGATTCTACAACAATACCTGTATTAACAGATATTAGAGACAAACCTATAACTGGTTTCTATCTAGCAAATACTTATTGGTTTATAATGGAGCACTATATATTTGGTACAGGTGCTGCAAATGAAAAGTTAACAATAGAATTCTTTGATCCATACAAATACTTTGCAGTCTCAGAATCAATCACCGCAGCAATTCGTGTATCTGATACTAGTTTCTGGGTATTTCATAAAGATGGCGCATATTTGATATATCGTACAACTACAACAGATAGCGATGATAATACAGTATACCGCTGGTTAATAACAAATACTGCCAAATCTAAAGGTTGTGATTTTGAAAATGCAGTAACCACATTACCAATAACTAGTTATATTGCTACTGTAACATCTGATGATATTTCAAGTGTCCAGATGAAAGAAAATATACAATCAGATGAACGCAGTCTTGTACCGCTAACAATAAATTTGGGTACATTTATTATTGAGTGTTTGAATGAAACAAAAAGTATTAAAATTGCTCAATACAAATATTTGTCTTTATTTATATTAAATAGAACTGAAAGTAATGGTACTACTCCTGTACTAGTGTACGATCCAAATACAAGTAATTGGTGGTATTGGGAATTACCTGTTAATGAAGTTTATCATGTTGTACAAACTGAAACAAATGTTGAATTATTGTGTAATTATGATGGTGATACTGTAATTTATAACTTCACTACTGATTGGTATAATTACAACGTTGGTAATTTATTATATGAAATATATGCAGATAGACTAGAAGTATCGAATGAACCTACCCAAATCAGTTGGGTATGGGAAAGCGCTATCCAGTTGTTTAATTCAGTAGATTATAGAAAACAGCTATTATCTACAACATTTACTTTCGGTGAGTATAACAAGCGTCAATTGCGAGGTGGAATGGATTATAACGAATTGAGCTTTAGACATGAATTCGAGATATATGCAAATAAATATTCCGAAAAAGAATTAGAAGAAGAACATGACTTAACTGTCGAAAGAGCTAAGAATAGAATGGTTCCTACAGTTATTGCCTCATTCACATATCTTCAGCTTATAATAAAGAATTCACCATATGATCCAGATACATATGAATATGATACATTATGTAAACCACAAATCAGTAGTATTTCGTTTAAGTACCGCACATTACCAGGAGGAATAACATGACGAGAACAAACATTCCAAATTATTATAACATTGAAAAAATAACACAAAGCTCAAACATTGAAGTATTACAGAATACTGAATCATCATTAGATAAATATTTTAAACAGAAATCATTTACTGTTGATGATATTTACAAAATCCATGATTTGCTGGTAAAATATAAACGACTG